TAATGTTAGTATTGTTGCACTTAAACCACCAAGTATAGCATATAATACTTTGTCTATCTTGCTGTGTAATTTATCTATATCTTCGTGTATATGTTTAAGATGATTATTTTTTATACTGCTGACTTCCCTTTTTAACCCTGTTATATATCCGTATATTGATATAAGGTGTTCACTGGTTGTTTTGGGTTGCTTAGCCATTAATTCTTACCAAAGAAAAAATTACTAAATAATTCATTTCTTCTAGTCAAAGGTTTTGTTACACCTTTACTATCAGTAAATTTTCTCTCATATTCTTTTTTCATAACATCAATTTTATTTTGTAATACGCCTTCTTTAAATTCAGGAAATGCATCTATACCTTTTTTTACATTAAACTCTATATCTAGTAGCATTTGTTTTCTTTTTGGGTCTAGATTTGTATAAGATGTTCCAAGTTTATTAATTAGTATTTGATTTTTCTTTTTTAAATCTTCAAGTAATATAGCATTAGCTTGTTCTTCAGTTAAAGTATCTAATTTATAACCATATACCTGACCCATTGCATTTTCTGTTTTTGTTAATTTATGCCCATAACCTATAGTATCCAAACCACCTTCTTCTGATTTATGTCTTATATTTTTTCCTTTAGTATATAATACATCATTTTCTGCATTTTTAATATAATCTAAAAACTCCTTATCAAATAAAGAATTTTTTTGAATCATGCTATTTGTTTGATCTGTTATACTCATAATTATTATTACTAATAAAATTTTAATTATCAAATTTATTTTTTCTTGCTGGATTTTTCTTTATAGAATCTTCTATATCGCCAAATATAAACTGAAATAAAGTTCCTTTTATTACACCTAATTCTTTAACTTTATCTGTATATGTTTCATCTAATATAAAATCTATTTCCATATCAGCTAAACTTTCTATAGTTGCTTGTAGCAATTGATTTTCATAACCAATTAATAAATCTATTTGCTCTCTTTTAATATCTGGATCTCCAGGTAATGCTGCAATTTTATTTCTTTCTTCTCTAGATTTTCTTAATCTTGACTCTACTTCTTTTAATATTGGAGATAGTTTAGAAAATACTAAAACTTCTTCTTCAACACCCGCAGGAATACCTTCATCAATTTTTTCTAGCACTCTTAAACCTAAACCTATGATAGATGTTTCATTTCTTTTTTCTAAATCCATTTGAGTGAAGTCAACTTGTTTTAGTTTTTTAGCTCTCTGAATTAACTTTTGCCAGTCTTTGTGATACTGTGAATTTTTTATTGGTCCAGCTACTTTAAATCTTCTAGTTACAATACTTATTGCATTTTCAAAACTAGATAAGTCTGCCTCATCTTCTCTTTTAGTTGGTCTAGATTTAAACCCACCTTTTTCAGGTGCTTTCTTTTCTAACACATTACTTAGTATATCTACTGGATATTGTGCTAAACCTGTAAGATAAGCACCTAGTATATAATCCATAGTTATAGGACTCATGGTTGGTTTAAGTGATCCTTCTTTACTACGTGCAACAAAATTAAATATGTTACTTGCACCATTAGCCATTTCTACTGCAATTTTTCTAGTTGATGGTCTAACTTGTAACTCATTTAATTTTCTCATTTCATACATACCAATTACGGGTGCACCAGAATAAAAATTTTTATTGAACATCATTTCAATAAAAGGTCTAACCCCTGATGGTATTGGCATACCTGGTGTAATTAAAGAAAATGATTCAGCTACGTATTTTGCCGTAACACCATCACTTTTTTTATACATTCCATCTAATAAACCTACACCAAGATTTGCAAAAAATCCTAAATCATATGGTTTTGGTATTGCGTAGAATGGTAAGTCTTTATCTAAAACTCTTTCACCCTGTTCATTAGTTGTATAGTTAGGTATTAAATAGTTTAATTGTTTAACTTGATCAGGTACTTGTGCAAATTCTTTATGCCTACCATTGATATGATATAAAGCTATCTCTGGGGCTACAATAGTTGCAGCAACTAATGCTGCTGCCCTTTTAGGTTGTTCAAAAAATACTCTACTAGTTCTATATAAACCTTGAATACTAGCATTAAAGAACATAGTATTTCTACTAATTGCATTCATAGTAACACTAGATCCTCTCATACCAAAATCTGTAGATACTTCTCTACCAGCAAATGAAGCACCTATATCACTAAATCCTGCAGCTTTAGCTAATTGATATTCACCCATACGGGTTCCATACTCAGCAGCTTGAACTAATCTTTTGTATTGATTAGCACCAAATCCTGCTGGTCTTAAAAACAATCTTGCTAAACTATTTTTATAGTAATCAGTTGTTGATTTAAGCACACCTAATTTACTACCATTATCTACTAATGCTTTTATATTACGAGGTGTTTGATCAACAGCTTGAGTTCTAGAAGAGTATCCTAACCCATCTAGTAATGCTTTTTTGTATTGATGTGTTTGTCTAAAAGATGATACTAAACCTTTAACACTTGTAAATCCTGGAACAAATCCAACTTTTCCTGGTAATGCAGAACTACCTATACCAAATGCAGAGTTTATAGTTCCTGCTAAAGTATCTCTAATTATGTTAAATGCTACAAATGGTGGTGAATATGTAATTGCTGCTGAAGCAAATCTTGCATATCTAGAGAATATACCATTGTCTCCAAACATATTTAATATTCTATCTGCACCAGCATCACCTAATCCTTTAAATGCTTCTGCTAATCCAGGATCTTTTATTTCATAAATTTCAGATTTACCATTTCTGTAAACTATATCTGCAATATCTGAAGCTGCGTCATCACTTTTTCTAAATGTATTTGAAAAAGTTAATACATCTAAACTATTTATATTATCTAATTGATTTTTTCTTTTTGCACCAACTTTAGGTATAATATCTCTGTCTGGGTCAAACTTTGCACCTGCTTTTGTGTATGCAGCTTTAACTCTTTCTATTGGTATATTTTCAAACTGCGCTCTTTGATTAGCAGTTACTAAAGAAACAACACTACCCTTTTCAATTTTACCTAACTTTTCAGCTTTATTAATCATATCATAAAAAGCTATCTTAGCTCTGTTTCTATCACCAGCTAATACAGTTTGATATGTATAGTTTACTAAATTTTTATAAAGGTCAATGTCACCTTCTTGTTTTTGTTTAGCTAATTTTACAGCACCTGGTCTAGCTAAACCTAAAAGTTTTTGAGTTTGTTGTTTTGTTTTATCTATAATACCTACACTTTTTTTTGCGGTATCTCTAGTTAATGGTATAAAGAATGGGTTTTCTCTTAGTATAGCTTTAGCATCATCGGCAGATAATAGTCCAGACTTAACTTGATAGTCTAATAATTCATCTGTAAATGTTTTAAATTTTTGTAAAGATCCAGTAAAGTTAGATTGTCTAGTTAAAGTTTTACCATATTTTTTTCTGTAGGCTACTTTATCTAACTCTGCAAAATCAATTAATTCTTGTCTAGTTGCTTTATCAAAAGGTAAAGTTTTATCTAGATTAGGTTTTCTTTTAGCAATTGCTTGCATTCTTTTAGATGCAACATATCCTAAAAATTCATTTACTTCATTTTTTTTATCAAAAGGTAATAATATTTTATGTAATCCCTCACTCTTACCTTTAATATAACTAGCCATTCTAACGTTTGCATCTGGTGGTAAATACACACCATCTGTTAAAAATGACTGTGCTCTAGTGCCTGAAGCAGCTAGCATTCTTAATTGAAAGTAAGGCTCTAGTATAGGGTCTGTTTTAAATTTATTAGATTTGTATAATTTTTTTAAAGATGCTACATCACCTTTTACACCAGTAAGTTCTTCTTGTAATACTTTTACAAAATCCCACTGGTCTGCTAAATTAGTTCTAACTTTACTAGCAGTTCTAGTTCCAAATTTTATTTCTACATTACCATCAGCTTGATTAGTATTATCAGGTAATTTTTTAGAAAAATCTTTTAGTTTCTCTGTTGGTAATTTTGTATTCTTTGCTAACTTTAAATTAGCAATTTTAGTTGCTGCAAAACCAATACCTGCAGGTACAAAAAATCCTAAACCTGCTGCAGTTAAAGCAACAGTACCTGTTCTTTTAGGATCTAAAGTTTCTCTTAAATCTAATTCTTTTTCTACTAATTGGTTTGCTATATCAATAGATCCAAATCCTGCACCTTCTACCCCAGCTATAGTTGCTGAACCTTTTATTAAAGCATCTCTTTTTGCTTTTGCAGATAATTTAGATAATTCTATTGGATTGTTTACAATTTCTGATATAACAGTTTTCTCTACAACTTTTTTACCAGCTTTCTTTTTTACTTGAGATTTTATAACTTCTTGTCCAGCTTTTTTTAATACACCTTTACTTACTATACCACCAGCACCAGCTCCTATTATATTTAATGGGTCTAGTATTCCTACACCTAGGTTAGCAAAAAATCCTGATACACCTCTACCACCTTCTTCATAAAAATCTGGTAGTTCTTCCCAGTATCTTGTAAGATAGGATAGTCTAGCTTTTTGATCTTCTGTAAAATTTTTACCTGTTACATATGCAAACTCTTTACCCATTGCAAGGGTATTAGCTTGTTTCCAAGTTCTATCAGATATAAATTTATCTACAGCTTGTTTATCATCATAAACTTGTTTATCTCTATTTTTATAATATTCTTTTGCTACAGAAATTAATTGTTCATTTTTATATATATTATCAAAAGTATATTTTAAAGAACCATCTTCATTACGCTGTATAGGTATAGCATTTTTTATATCTCTATTTACTTGTATTTCATCCGCAGATTTTTCTATCTTTTTAAAATTACCAGATATTCTTTCGTTAACGTCTTCATTAACGTTAAGATCCCCTAATGAAATAGGCTTTGTCATGTTACAGACTCTTTATTCCAGTTATTACTTCTAAATATTTTTTAACATCTTCACCAGTATCATCAAAAGTTACACCTGATGGGAACGTGTTAACATAATATTCCCTTTCTTCTTGACTTCCTAACTTATTTAAATGCTCACGTAAAGCATCTTTTTTATCTTTGGTGGTTATATTTTGTGCACTAAATGATTCTGAAAAATTACCATCTCTTAAAACACCTTCAGTAAATGTCCCACTTTCAAGATCTGGTGTACCAAAAATATGAAAATCTGTTTGGTTAATTAACTGTTCATTACCAGCCGATACAGCCCTACCTATATTTACTTTATCATCATCATCTAAAAATTGAAAAGCATTATCATTAGCAGCTTGTCTCAATGCATTGTATTTTACTTTATCAATATCTGAAAAATCTGGATTTAATATTTGTTCATTATTTGCGTCAAGTATAAATAAACTTTTTCCAAAATAAGTTTCTGCAACTTTTGAAAATTCACTTTCATTAAATAAAAATGTTGGAGAGCCACCTAGTGTATAATCCCTAATAGCTGTAGAGGATAACTCTTGTGCTCCTTCCC